GATTTTTTTAAAAAAAATAGGCCATTATTGGGTGGAACAGCAGCAGCTATAGCACGAACCCCTCTTGAAAAAGGGATTAACGACTATCCAGCAATCATTAAAATTTTTGATAAATATAAATATAATTCAAATATCAGTAAATTAGAGAATCAAGATGCGATTCTGCGTCTGATGAAGAATAATCCTACCATTGTTGAACGTTTTAAACAGAAAGGGGTTCCTTTAACATTTAAAAATTTTTCCATTTGTAAAAAGTATTAATGGGTTAATAATGTCACAAAGATACATAAAAAAAAGGGACCTGTTTAGGTCCCTTCTTGCTTAAATAAACATTCAAACATTCGTTATGAGGATTACAAATGTACAAATAATATGCCAAATAAAAAAATTATAATAACTTTTCTAAAACCTTCAGTGCCTCTACACCCTCATCGCTCTTGAAATAAGTAGCGACAGTGAAGTAGCCGTCCTCTCCAAAAGGAACTGTAAGTAGCTTCTTTTTATTTGTAGTGGTATTATACCATACCTCCTTCTGATTCTTTCTAAACTGAATGATTCCTTTATCAAACATTCTCATCACCTTGGACTGTAGCTTCAGCTCAGGGTCTCTAACAACGTCTAAGAACTCTTCAGGATAGTTACGAGCGTATACAAGTATGTCTCGCTTCATCTCGGCTGTAGAAATCTTTGATATATCTACACCAAATAATACTGCAGAGATACTCTCAAGCTGCTCGATACTTAGCTGTCGTGCCTCAATCAATGCATCGACCTCTAGGTTCAAGAACTCTACATCCTCTGATGCATCCTTCTCATCGTTAATCTCTTCATACTTTAATCCATTCATTGGATGATAGTATAAGAACTTCTGAAGTACCTGATTATTTTTTGGCACGTAAAGCATACCATCCTCAAAGATTATGGGCTCAACAATTGCATTGCCGTCCTGCTCATCTTCAAATGGAGTCTTCTGATTTCGTGCGTATCTTAATGGTCTGTTTACCCCTGTCTCTTCGTCAAACCATAGTAGTGGATATCGTTTAGTATTACGGGTTGGTAACATAAACGTAAGTGGGGAGTTGTCTTTTTTAAGCCTATAGGCTTTGTTTGTGTATTTTTCTTTCTTTTGCATTAGATAAAATTTAATTTTTAAAAAATAGGGAGTGCCCTACGACACTCCCTTGTATTGTAGTAACTACTCTTACTCTTGGAATAAGAAGAAGTTGTTCGCTCCTAGAGTACATACTGCTCTCTCAGAAAGGAAGTTTACTTCCATTGCATCTAAGTCAGAAGTACGAGCCCCTCCGGCTGAACCTGTAATCCAAGTCTTGTATCGTCTGTCTTCAGTCTCTGAAGCTCTGTAACGTACGTGAAGGAAAGGACGCTTAGCATTCTTACCCATGATTTGGTCATATACAGTAGTTGAACCTGCAGGTACTAATAGTCCGTTTACACGTCCTGAGTTAGCTCCTGTTGGAAGTCCGCCTCTCATTGTTGGGTCGTTCAAGTATTTCCAATCAGACTTGTAGAAGTCATATCCTCTTCGGAATCCTGTGAATCCAAGGTTAAGTGCCATCTCTTCGTCATTGTCAAACAATCCGTAAGATGTACCACCTGCACCATAAGAGTTCTGAGCTGCTAACATATCATCAATGTCGAATCCAAACTGTCGGTCTAGGAAGATAACATTCTCCTCGATAGCACCTTGCTTGTCAAGACGTGAGATAACAGCATCAAAGTCTGCAAGTGCGACAGGGTTTCCACCGCCCCATACATTTCCTCGGTTCTCTACTACGTAGAAGATACCTTCAGAACCTTTGTTACCAAAGGATGCGTTCATACCTGCACCTGCACCTGCGTTAGACGCTGCTGAAGCTACCTCTGCAGGAACTGCCTCAATCATTGCAGTCTCAAGATAGTCGTCAAAACGTAATCTAGTTTCGTGCTCAGACTTCAAATACCATAGGTATCCGTTTGCTCCGTTCTCTGTCTGTACTTCAACCCATCCAATCTGTGCCATATCAGAACCTGATACCTCATACTTATCTTTTAAGATAATTGGAGAGTTGTCGAAAATCATATCGTCAGCCTCTAAGGAACCTGCCATTCCGATTGTTCCTTTTCGGAACTCAGAACCGTAGATGAATACTGTAACATCAGGGTTACCTACTCCTGTACCCGCTGTAGCAAGACCTGCCGCCTCATATAAAGCTACTTGGAAAGTGTTTGCTGTAGGTACACTAACTACTACTCCCTTGTTGCTTCCGCTTCCGTCATTCTGAACAATCATAACCGTCTGTCCTGTACGGATAGCGATAGATGGTGTTCCTAAAGCTCCTGCTGTTGAACCTGCAGGTGTTAAAGCGTCATTCACTTGGAATGTAGGGTTTAGAGTAGCTCCCGCTGCTGCTGTTCCTACCTGAGTGTATTTCGTGTGTAATCTTCCTTGCTCTGCCCATTTGATAAGGTCTGAGTTAGAAGGCATCTCTGCTCCTACTAATCGTAGGAAAGATGCAATTGTTCTATTACCATAACGCTCGAACTCTTTTTCATATGTATCAGGAAGATACTGATTCAAAAAGTCGAAGTTGGTAATGTAGTTTGTTGCTGTGGGAATCTGCGTTGCAGATGGCTGCAAATCAAATCCCGGTACTGCTTGTACTGCCATTTTCTTTTTCTTTTAAAATTATTTTTTCTTTATACTTCTTATTTTCAAGCCTTTACCCGAATCCGGGTTTATAGCTCTAATCTGCATACCGCCCTGTGTTGTGGCCTCGGGTGCTTTACGTTCAGACATCTCTATATTTTTCATCTTACGTGTAACATCCTCGGTTGCAGAAGCCTTGCCTTGTTCGTAAAAGAACTGAGCAAACTTCTCAGGGTTTGATGCAACTGCTATTGCCTTATGGTATCCTTGAGCATCTGAGATTAAACCATCATCTGTCATGTACTTATTTATAAAGGTCATAACATTTGACTGCTCCTTCTTTAATGCATCTGCGGACTGCGGTGAATATAAGACGGAGTTACCATCAACAGAGAACTCAAAACCTTTGAACTCTCCTCCGAATACCTCGTTGGTTTTTTCAATAAACCAATCTCGTCTACGCTCCCCCTCAACCTTTTGGGTCTCAGCAGATTTTATATATTGCCGATAGCTATCAAGCTCCTCCGAACTAACTCCCGAGCCCTCACCTCCACTTGACTCAAGTGGTTGCTTGTATTGCTCCTTCATTCCGTTGAAGTAACTCTTCGCTTTTGCAATCGCTTTTTTCTTTGCTAGCTTTATCTTCTTAACATCTGACTCGTCATCTATCTCCTCGTCATAGTCAAACTCGTCAAGCATAATGTCGATATCCTCATCGTCAAGCCCTTCTTCAGTTGCCTTATAATAAGACTCTAGCAAATCGTCAGGGTTCATCTCATCGAAGTCTTGTTGTAATCTAACAAAGTCCTCGAATCCACGACCCGTCTCTTGTTTGTATTTAAGATAGGCTGCGACATCTTCCGGTAATTCCTCTGAAGATTCTCGCTCAGATACCAACTCATCAAAAGAGTTAATCTCCTTGCCATATCTTTTTCCAATATATGAAAGAACGTCCTCCTCACTTAACTCTGAGGATTGAGTTTCTATCTCGCCTTCCGGCTTTGTATCTTCTTGCTCTTGCGTAGTGTCTACACTCTCCGTGCTTGACTCCACTGCTTCATTGTTAGCCTCTCCTGATTCATCGTTTAACGACTCTTCGTGTTTCTCAAGAAGTTCTTTCTCTACTTCTTGTGTTGATTTACTCTCAGGAGTACCAACTGCTGTTACTTTAATTTCCATTTAATTTGATTTTTACAAAGTTAGTTATTTTTTTCGAGCGATTTAACGGGGTTCAAACTCAGCTAAATCAAATCCATCTAAGCTGTCCTCGTTAGATTCAAACTTCTGTGGAGGTAGATTATTCTTTCTTTGATTTATTAGCTGCGACTGCTCCGTATTCTGCTGACTAATTCTTTCAGACTTAGCTTTCTCTCTCTCAGTTTCTCTAGTCTGTAAAGCATTCTCCGATACATCACGAAGACTCATACTGTATTGGAACTCTTCAGCCATTAGCTGTCTCTTAAGCTCTGCCTCGTTCTTCATCTTCTCAATCTCGAAAGCAATCTCAGCCTGCTTAATCTGCATCTTAGACTGTGTCTCTGCCTGTATCTTCTGCATAGCTGTCTCTGCTGCCATCTGCTGTGACTGTAGTTGTGCCTGCTGCTGCATAGCCTGCTGCTGCATCTGCATCTCACTCTCTCTCTGCTGAAGGGCTTTACGCTTCATTTTCAAGAACTGATTAGCTAGCTTAATGTTTCTTATCTCTCTAATATCAATAGCATCCTCAAGGTTGATATCATTCTTAGATAGTGCCATCTGAATGTTCTGCTCTAGCTGAGCCTTCTCCTCTTCGTCAGGACTAACATCAATGAATATACCAAAGTCATATAGGTACAAATCACCTATCTCTCCAAGTATACTTACATTATATTTACCTATCTGATTAATAAACTCCTCTTTGAAGTCAGAGTATTCAAGGATATCGGCAATACGATATGTTAAAGACTCTGCAAGACTTCTATATATATAGAGGCTACCATCAAGTATGTGTCTTGTTGCAGTGTTAGAGTTGAGTGCCGCTAGCTTCTGTAGACCAACCAATGAGTTAGGGTCAGGTGTCGAACCGTCACGGGCCTCGTTTAATCCTGTTACCGCACGTATCATATCTAGATAGTGGTTGTAGTTGTATATCAGCATCTGAGCCTTACTTGCTCCTGATGATGACTGAAGCTCCTTGATAGGAACCTTTCCTTGGTTGTACTCTCCATCCTGAGTGTAGCTTCTACCAATCACACTACCTGTTTGGAAGTATAGTCTTAATGCGTCCTCAGGGTTATAGGCACTACCTGTTCCAAGGTCTACCTCATTCAATCCGTCTGCATCTATATACACACCGTCAGGTACAACTCTCGATATTACCTGCTGTAGCTTAAGGTGTGTCATCTGAATTAAATCAGCAAAAGGAATCATCCTCCTAACCAATGACTCAATCACTCCCTTGTACATTCGTGGTGCTACTGCAACATAGTTAGGTAGAGCGTGCTGACTTGCAGACTTTGGTCGTACCATATTCTTTGCAAGCTCCCACTTAAGTATAATGTTTGTACCCATAACCATAACGCCATCGTACCAAACATCAATAGTCTTCTCAATCTTCTCGAATCTACCCTCCTCCATCATCTCTACAGGTGGATTGAATTGGTCATCCTTCTCAATAATCTTCGAGCCACCGCCTTCAAGAATCTTTTTCTTATAAACAATCTTTTTTGTGGTCTTATAATTAAAGTACATTAGTGTACAGGTATCTCTGTAGAAGATATCATTCTCATAATACTGAGCGGTATTGTAGTAATCATACCAACTCTGACTGTATTTAGATATATCCTCTAGGTCTTCTCTTGTTAGCGTGGGGTCTATCTTCAATAACTCAGTTAGTGGAACTGTCTTTATCTCTCCCCAATAAAAGCAATCCTTAAAATGAGGGTCCTCTGTATAGCTATAGACCACGTTTGCAGGGTCTACATAAGAAACCTTTACTCCTGAGCCCGGAAGGAACTCACTCTTGGAAACACTAATACCTAAGACTGTTAGGTCATAGTCTAGTCTCTTTCTAATATCTTGATAGTGATTCTCGGAGAATATAGTATCAATAGCCTCCTCCTCTGCTATCTCGATAGCAGGCTTATAGTTTAGGTTCATGTATAATGCTAGCTCCTCATCATTCTCAGGAAGCTCAGCAGGGTTCATAGCGAATGGGTCAACACCCGACTTCTCTTGTATAGTAAGAAGAACATCCTTAGCCGCCATCTG